CGCATCGGCCTCCTGGCGGTCGCGGTGACCGCGTCGAAGTTCGAGATGACCGAGATCGTCAGCGGTTGCGCCGATGGCGTCGATCAGCTCGGCGAGCGGTGGGCGCAGATGGCCGGGCTGCCGGTGCGCCAATTCCCCGCCGACTGGAAGCGCTACGGGAGGGCGGCCGGGCGCCAGCGCAACCTGCAGATGGCCGTCTATGCTGACGCACTGATCGCCCTCTGGGACGGCAAGAGCCCCGGCACTCGCCACATGATCGCCACCGCGGAACGCATGGGCCTGAAGGTCTTCGTGTACCGCACTGACCTGGAGCACCCGTGACCCACCTCGCCGGCACCAAGCTCCGCGTCGGGCTCGGCTACTCGACCGTGCGGCCATCGTTCGACTTGGAGACCTACAGCGAGGCGGGCTTCGAGTGGTCCGAGGCTGACGGCAAGTGGCTCAAGACGTCCACCGATGCCAAGGGCTGCGGCGGGTTGCCCGCGGTCGGGGCGGCGGTCTACGCGCAGCACCCGACGACCGAGATCCTCTCGATGGTCTACGACCTGAAGGACGGGCTCGGCGCGCGGCTCTGGCTGCCAGGCCAACCGTTGCCGGCGGACTTCTGCGCCCACATTGCTGCCGGCGGCGAGATCGAGGCGCACGGCGCCAAGTTCGAGCTATGGATCTGGGAGTACGTCGCGGTGCCCCGGTACGGCTTCCCCCCGATCCACCCGACGCAGCTCTATTGCTCGATGGGCGAGGCGCGCGCGTGGTCACTGCCGCCCGCCCTGGCCGACGTGGGCGAGGTACTGGGCATCGAGCACCAGAAGGACGCCGAGGGCAAACGCCTGCTCGATCGCTTCAGCGTGCCGCGCAAGCCGACGAAGAAAGACCCGAGGAAGCGCATCCGGCCCGAGGAAGATCCGGTCGACGGCCCGCGCCTCTACGCCTACAACGCCCGCGACGTGCTAGCCGAGGACGAGGTGAGCGCCGCGACGCCCGACATGCCCGCCGACCGCCGCGCCTACTGGCTGCTCGACTTGGCGATCAATAAGCGCGGCATCCCGGTGGATCGCGCGGGCGTCGAGAATTGCATCGTCGTGCTAGAGCAGGCGCTCGAACGCTACAACGCCGAGCTGGCCACTCTCACTGGCGGCTGCGTGAAGAAAGCCAGCGAGGTGCAGAAGCTCGTCGGATGGCTCGCGGGCAAAGGGTGCTACGTCGACTCACTGGACCAGGAAAGCGTTGAAGGCGCTATCGCAGAACTCAAGGAGAAACTGGGTGAGTAACCTGATCTGGTACGGCGACTGCCGTGAGGTACTGCGCACGTTCGCCGCGATGGGGCTCCAAGCGAATACTTGCGTCACGTCGCCGCCATACTTCGGTTTGCGTGACTACGGGCACGACGGACAGATTGGCCTCGAACAGACGCCTGAGTCCTACATCGCCAATCTCGTCGAGGTATTCCGTTGTGTGCGCGATGTACTTCGCGACGACGGCACGCTCTGGGTGAACTTGGGGGATAGCTACAATGCAAGCCCCGGACAGCGAAAGGTTACAGATAAGGCTGGGACTAAACAGCGAACGAACGCAGGCGCTCCGGGCGCACCGTCAAGAAGCGTTGAAGGGCTAAAGCCAAAAGACCTGATCGGCATACCGTGGCGCGTGGCGTTCGCGTTGCAGGCGGACGGTTGGTATCTGCGCCAGGAGATCATCTGGGCCAAGCCGAACCCGATGCCCGAGAGCGTCAAGGATCGCTGCACGAAGTCGCACGAGCAAATCTTCCTGCTGTCGAAGTCCGCGAAGTATTACTTCGACCATGAGGCGATCAAGGAGCCTGCGGTATGTGGCCGGATGCGCGGCCCCGCAGAACACCCTGACAAGAAAAGCACGAACGGCAACGCTGGGCTTAGCCGACGTGAACCGGAAGAAACACGCAACAAACGCGACGTGTGGACAGTCGCGACCCGCCCGTTCAAGGGCGCTCACTTCGCCACGTTCCCGCCTGAGCTTATCGAGCCGTGCATCTTGGCGGGCTCTCCGCTCGGCGGCGTGGTGCTCGATCCGTTCATGGGCTCGGGGACGACCGCAGCCGTCGCCAAGCAACACTGCCGCCAGTACCTCGGGTGCGAATTGAACCCCGAGTACCGCACACTGATTGAGGAGCGCCTGAAATGACCCGCGACGACATGCTCGCCTGCCTCCGCGCGCTGGAGATCCGGCAGGCCATCGGGAGTGCCAGCGTCAAGAAGGTCTACGCGTTGCGCGGCCAGATGACCGCGGCCAACCGGGTGCATGACCTGTTCACCGTGGATGGCGCGCGTACCGGCCGGCCGACGGGCAGCGGGCCGCAGCCGACCAACTTCCCGAACTCAGGCCCCGAGGTGCATCGCTGCGATACCTGCGCGCACTGGTTTCCCAGCTCGAAGGAAACGTGCCCTTGGTGCTTCGTCGGCAAGCCGGCGCGGCGCTGTACCGAGTGCGGAAGCTGGCTCCCTCGTGACACGTTCGTGCACTGCGGGAAAGTTCTCGGCCCGAAGATCGAGCCGCATGAATGGAACGCAGCGGCAGCCGAGGACGGGCTGGCGGCGATAGCCACACGGGACTTGGATTTCGTCGAGATGATCTGGGGCGATGCGCTGGCGGTAATGGGCGGCAGCCTGCGCAGCTTGCTCTGCACCGACGAAGACCACGAGTTCATCTGCAGCGACTACTCGGCGATCGAGGCCGTCGTGAACGCGATGCTGGCCGGCGAGCAGTGGCGCATCGACGTGTTCCGCACGCACGGCAAGATCTACGAGGCGTCGGCCGCCGAGACCTTCAAGGTGCCGCTGGCCGAGATCCTCGCGCACAAGGAGCAGACCGGCAATCACCATCCGTTGCGCAAGAAGGGCAAGGTGACCGAGTTGGCGCTGGGCTTCCTCGGGTGGATCGGGGCGCTCAAGGCGATGGGCTTCGAGGGCGACGACGCCGAGGCGCGCGACCTGATCCTGCGCTGGCGCGCGGCGAGCCCGAACATCGTGTTCCTCGGCGGCGGCCAGAGCTGCCCCCAGTCGACCCAGCAATGGCACCTGGCGGCCCTCGCCGCCGGTGGGGCGATCAATGCCGGCCCTGAGTGGGAGCTGAGCCGCGCGCGCGCTGAGGGCGTGCCGCCGTGGAAAGGCGTGCCGTACATGCACGGACTCGAAGGGATGGCAGTGCTGGCGATCCAGAACCCCGAGACACAGTACCCGGTGATGCGCCTGGACGGCACGCACTCGGGGCTGACGATGTACGTGCACGACGACGTGCTCTACATGTTCCTGCCCGACGGCAGCTACATCCCGTATCACAAGCCCCGCCTGCAACCCGGCAAGGACGACTGGCGCGGCATGCAGATCAGCTACGAGGGGTACAACACGAACCCCAAGATGGGCGCCTACGGCTGGTGCGTGATGACCACGTACAGCGGCAAGCTGCTGGAGAACGCCTGCCAAGCGACCGCGAACCGCATCCTGCGCCACGGCCAGCACCGGCTCGAAGCCGCTGGCTACCCGGTCGTGCTGCACGTCTACGACGAGAACGCCTCCGAGGTGCCCAAGGGCTTCGGGTCGATCGAGGCGTTCGAGGCCGAGATGAACGTCATGCCACCGTGGGCCGCCGATTGGCCGATCAAGGCCAAGGGCGGCTGGAGGGGACGGCGGTATCGGAAGTAAGGCGGGGCGCCACGGGCTTAAAGGCTCACATGAATGTCAGATCGAAATACCACGGCGGCCAAAATAGGCCTTCATGGTGTTGTAGATGTCAGTCATTTCACCGTCTGTTTTTGAGGTGGAGTAAATAGCCGCCATCGCCATGCTGATCGGGTCACTGTAGGGGCTAGTATTAGCGGCGCCGATGATAAAATTGCTGGTCACTGGGTTGTAGGGGCTAGAAGCCACAGCAACTGCGGACGTTCCAGCACTCAGGTTGTAAACCTTGTATTGCCCATTCGACTGGACAACGCCGGCGATGCAGGCCCACGTATCAAGAGGCAACGTTTCATTGAGGGTGGCATTGAAAGGGGTGTCCACTCCGGCGGAGATGACCGACATGGACATCGCAAGTGATACTTTTCCAGTTCCTGCAGTGCCGGCGTTAGCGGCTAGACTGACACCTCGCGCAGAGACGCTTGGATTCGCAACCGAGGGTCCGCTCCCGTTGGAAATGAAAGATGCGACGCTAGCCTCTACGGATACTTTTGCGACGGCGATGAAGCTCATTGCTGGAAACTGCGGCACTTGCGTGCCGATGGACGCGGCACTGGGAATGATCGTCATGTAGTTGTCAGAGTAAGTGGGAGCGCCGACGACGAGAGCGCCCGGTTTGCCGGGCGCGTGATTTTTACCGGAAAATGTGCTGCTGTCGCCGAACATTCCCCAATACTCAAGCCCGTCAGTATCGGGCGGAGAATATCGGATGGCCTGCGCTTGGTAGTTACCGGGAATGATGATACGCGGCATGGCTGGTGTCCTTAGTGGTTGTAAGTGTTGCGGATTACGGAGGTGACCAGGTTCGACATCTTCTTCTGCCCGCTATCCATGGGATGCAGGCCATCTACGAGGTCGCGGCCCGCCGATCCCCATACTTCAAAATCCTTCACGATGTCGCTTTGATGGTGGGCGTCGATCACGACGAACGAGTAGCGCTCAGCCATCTGCGTCAGCAGATCAAGCAAGGGCTGGCGTACAGATGTCTCAACGTCCGCGCGTTGTAGCGGCAGCACGTAGAAGCATTTTGCGGCTGGCCAGTTCGTGCGGATCGACCACAGTGCCCAGCGCATCGCCTCAGCGGTGTTCGACATATCCAGATCAGCAAGCGTGGCCCGTCCCATCGCCGTGGCGTAGTCGCCGAGATTGACCAGCGCGTCATTGGTGCCGCATGAAAGCACGATGAAATCAGGCGTCTCGCCATTGGTCAGCGCGGTATTGATCTGGTGCGAAATCGCCTGCCACGTCAGCTGTCCTGTGTACTCACGGAACGAGGCGCCGCTTTTCGCGTAGTTTTTCCACGCGGTCGTGGCAAGTTGGGTACTGGCATAGATAGGCCAGTTGGCGCGGAAGCCGAAACCGAAATCGCCGTTGTCTACGTCACCTGTCTGCGTGATTGAGTCGCCGAAGCTAAGCGCTTTAAGCCCAGACCACGGCTGACTGCTTGCTGCCGCTTGAACGTCGGTGGCATCAAAAACAATCCACCCATCTTCGTCGATAATCACGAAAGCATCGACAGAGGCCAGCAGCGAATACCCCGGGGTGTATAGGCTTCCGTCCTCTTGTATCCAGCCCCAAGACCACCCATCTACGTCGGTGAAGTCAATGATATGAACGGCGTCTGACGAGGGCTGGATCATGCCGTTTACGACATCGAAATTCGCATTAATCGCGTCACCGCCGTCGGCTAACGAAGTGCCGGCGCCCGAGTTGACAGGCGTGGTAATGAGCCTTTGAAATGCCATTACAGCACCTCCCCAGCATCCGGCGCGTTCACCGCTGCCGCTGCAATCGCGTTACGTATCGAGCACTGGGCGATGTTGTCTGCGCTGAACATCAGCATGTTGGTCTCCGGGTGATCGGGGTCGGGCGTGAGGGCTTCGCCGAGGACGAGGTAGAGGCATTCGCGCACGATGACGGATGCGGTCAGCGCGGCGACTTGGTCGGCACTGGCGGCGTGGGTGATCGTGGTGATGATCGAGCGCCCCGCCGCGTCGTGCTGCTGCGCGCCCGTAGCATCGATATAGCGCGCGGACGCGGCGAAGATCGGCGTGTTGCTCAATGGGTCGCGTTGCGTGATGCATTGCACGGCTACGTAGGCGGCGGAGTCGTCAAGCTGCACGACGGTTTCGGCGGCTTCGCAGGGGATGCCAGTGGGTTTTGTGTAGATCATGGAAGCTCCAGGACCGGCTTGAGGTTGTGGTGGCCTACGTCATCGGCCCAGAAGCAGCCGTTTTCGCAAGTAATGTGCTGAACCATCCGCTCGCCGATGACGCGCACCGTCGTCACGTCGTCCCATTGTGGCACGCTATCGACACGGATCGCTACGGCATGTCCCGCGACGTTCGGCGCGGTGCGCAACCCGCCGCGCTGCGTGGGGATGGGTGCCGAAACGGAGCAATGCAGAATCTTGCCGGAGGCCGTGCTGATCTCGACGCAGGGCTGTCGCTTCGGTTCGCTGTAGCTAACGACGCCCTGCAACGGCTCCAGCGTCACAGGATCGAACAGGCGCAACATGTCGCCCACCTTCACATCGCCAGCGCGGGTAGGCGTTTCAACGCCATCGATCAATACGATCACGACGCTGTCAACGGTGACGCAACCGGGTCCGCCGCCGCCCGGACTGCCACCGCCACCACCCGAGCCGCTGGCCGGGAAAGCCACATCGACTTGCCCGACGAAGATGCGGCCTTGGTTCGCGCTCAGGTCGCTGTAGACAGTGGTGGCACCGAGCGTCTGGGCCCCGCCAGCACCCGCGGGGTCGTCGTAATACAGGTAGTACGTGACCGTTGTGGAGGCGGTTCCGCTGACTGTCACGCTGCTGGCTGCGTAGGTCGGATTGTTGGCGCCGTCCTGCAGCGTGCCGGCCGTGCAGCTGATGGTCGCGCTGGTGGACGAGCTGGTGTAGCTGATCGAGAACCCGGTCCACGCGCTGCCCACGCCGCCCACGCGCAGCATATTGATGTTGCTCTGGCTCACGCGTTGGTCTGTGGCGGGCACAACAATATCGGCCTGATCGGCCCAGCCCGACATCGCTCCGCACGCGCTGATCGAACGCGCCTGCACGTTGTAGGTCTTGCCGCGGCTCAGGCCGTTGACGACCTTCTCAGCCGTCGCAGCGAAACGCTGCGGCTCGCTCCACGCAGTGTCCGCGCCTGCGATGCGGTAGCGCACCTCGTGGTACTTGGCGGCAGTCTTGGTCATTCGATCAGCCCGAGCTGTTTTTGCTTGTAGCTGGGGAGCCGGTACAGACCCGCGTTGCCGCCACCGCCAGAGAACCCGGACTCGTTGCCGGCAAGCCCGGCGTTGTCCACCGCCGTGGTGCCCGCGCGGATCGTCAGCACGGGGGCGTCGGGTGCGGCACACCACGATTTGCCGGTGATGTCGGAAACGAACACGGGTGGCGTGCCGGCGTCGGCCGTCCAAACGGCAGGGGCGGCATCGACGCAGGTAATGGTTGCCGTGAGATCGTCGCCCGGTTCGACCTTGCGCACGATTAGCGGCGCCACCTCGTGATTCACCTCTCCGACAACGAATAGATCGCCCACTGCAATGCCGCTTAGATCTGCAGTAAGCCTGACGGCCGTTGCCTCGCCCGGTGCTTGATCGAAAAAGATGGTATCGGAGTCGAAAGTAATCGTATCCATGTCCCACGTGACGCCCGCGCCGCCCGTCGAGGCATTACCCACCGCTTGCGTTCCTGTCTGCCTGCGCACCCGGAGGACATAGCTCTTGCCGGCTTCAATTGTCCACTTTTCATCTAACGTAATGGTATCGCCGTCAATGGCTTTGATGCGGCCCCACGCCACGCCCCACCCAATGATGTCGTGCGCCACGTTCACGAGGTCGCCGCGCTCGCACACCATGTGCTCGATATCGGCCTGGAAGCTGTATTGATTGGGCCGGTTGTAGATCACGCTCAGGTGATACCGGCCCAGCCGCCACGCAGCGTCCGGGTCAACCACCATGGACAGGTCCAGCTCTTCAAAACGGGTGGCATTGGCCTTGGTGTAGCCGTCGGCGTAGACGAGCCGGGTGTCTTGCTGGCTGGCCGCTTCAGGGTTGGTGAACTTCACCCGCAGCGCGTGCGGCAGGTCGTCATACTGACGTGAGTAGCTGAAGCCCCAGCTATTTGCCGGCGTGAACATCTGCACCGGCACGGTCTGCGGCAGGTCGCGGATCGCGGTGTACTTGCCGTTGCGCTGGCCGAAGCTGGCGCGGCCGGAGGCCAGCACGTCGCTCAGCCAATCGCCAAATGCCCGCGCTGAGTCCATCACGAAGCTGGTTTTCAGCCCTTTTGCGTCGCACTCGGTGGCCCAGGTGGCCAGGTCGTCCAAGTCCACGCGGCTGTCGGCCAGTTGGCGCAGCACGGCGGGACAGCGGGTCAACAGCCACGCGTAGATACGCGCCGCGTTCTGGCTCTCGGCCGCCGCGCCCCACGTGCCCGTCGTCGGGTCGTAACTGGGGATGCGCTGCGCGACGCGGCACTTGAGGTTTTGCACGACGCCCTGCAGCTGGTCGGTCGCCTTGATCCGCACGCACAGCTTTGTGGTGCCGGTGGTACTTGGATTTTTTGGCGATACCGATCGAAGGGCCGTCCAGATCATGCTGGTGGACTGCTGAACGCTTGAGTCCCAGCCGGGCGTGCCGGTCGATATCTTTACGTCCCATTGCTGGCCCGGGGGCACCTTCCACCGCACGCCGACCCGAAGGGCTTTATTTGCGTTCGACTTGATTTTGTAGTTGCTAAGGCTATAGGGTTGGATGGCACCCGACGACAGCGTTATCCCGGCTGTTGGCGCGGCGACGCCGTACCAAGTGTCGGTGCCGGCGACCGCAAACTTGATGTCCACGTATTGCCACGCTGAGACGAAGTTACCCTTAGCGTCGACTGCAAAAAGACCTTGCGGAAAGGTAATGTCGATGGATATCTCCGAGCAGTCGGTTTGCGTCGTTTGCGTGTATTCGCTGGATTTGTCCAGCGTGATAGATAGCTGCTGCTCATAGATGTCTTGCGTGAACAGCGTTGGCGTCTTGGTCACCTCGTATTCCACGTCGTCGAACGACGTGATCGGCGTCTCACCGATGCGGATGTCCGACACGTCAAGGTCATCGCCCTGCCCGAGGTCAAGCATCATGCGCAAGTACTGGTCGTCGCCGCTGATCTCGGTGTAGGGCAGCGCAGCATGCGGCGGGAAGTAATCGGTCATGGTGCCGACAACGCACGGGACGACCCCGTAGGGGTTTGGCTGGTTGCTGGTGCCGGTGAGGCTGGCGAGCTGGTTGAACGGGTCGCCGTTGCCGCCAATGCCTTTGGGTGATGGCGGGGGCACCAAGGCGTTGATCGCCAGCGTCCCCACCAACATGATGCCCGCGCTCCAGGCGGCGGCAGAGCCCACGCCAGAGGCCCCGGCCAGGCTGGCGCCCCATCCGGTTGCGCCATAGGTGAAATACGTCAGCACCACCATCGCCACTAGACGAATCCACTTCGACCCGCCGCCCCCACCCTGCGGGTAGATGACGATGTGGATAACCCGCCCTCGCTTTGGCCGCACGGTCGACCACAGCTTCTGTGGTACGTCATGGCCGTCAATGGACACGCTGCACGTCTGCGTTGCGCCAGCGCCAAGCATCTGCGCAATCGTCATGCCCGCCTTCACTTCCGCGTACACCGTATCGGTGGCGAACGGATGCGGCTTGGCGACCAGCGTGCAAAGTTGGCTGTCAGTCATGCCGGTAAAATCCGTCAATTCGGCGCGCCCACTGCGGGCTGTCCAGTCGTTCAATGCACGCGCCTTGCTGTACGCCGTTGCGGCTCGGCGGCGGCACGTGCAGAAACATGGTTTCGTTGACCATTACCGCGCAATGCCATGCTCGGCCCGCGACGCGCAGAATCAGCAGGTCGAGCGCCCTCGGCTGCGCGACGGGCGTCCAGCCTTTTTGCAGACCCTCCGCCACTGCGGCGGCCACGCTGGCCTGCGCCGAGGCGCTCTCATAAGTGTCGCTGTAGTCTGGCAACGTCTGCTGCGCCACCTCCGCCAGCACGACGCGAACCAGACCCCAGCAGTCCACGCCGTCACGGTCGCGGCCTTTGTCGGCGTAGGGAAGGCCAATGTACGCGCCGGCCCACGCGGGGATAGTCACAGGAACAGCCCCGGGCTGTTGGTCGGCAGGTACAACACGCCGGGCACCTGCTGCGAGAAAATATCGTCCTCTTGCCCCAGCGTGCCTTGGATGCTCCCCGCGTCGGCCACTATCCCCTGGAGCTGCATCGGGAAGGGCCCGGCCTCCACCACGTTAGGCGAACTTGCCAGCACCACCTCAAGCGTGACCTCCGGCCTCCCTTGAAGCGTGCGCAGCTTTTCGTTGACGGCCAGGTCGGTGTTGTCCACCGTCAGCTGCACGGTGGCCGTTTCTTCGTCCGACTGCGGCGGCAGGTTGATCTGGAACGGGTAGGGCAGAAAGGTGCCCGCCGTGCGGACAACCGGCTCGGTGTTGTATGCCAAAAGGATCGGCGCGTCCAGATCAGGGTGCGCGATGGTCAGGCACGGGATGAAAACCTCGGCCGTGTCTTGCGCCATCATGGCCCGCAACGCAGGTAGCGAGACTGCCCTCATAGCGTCGTCACCAAGTCAAGTTTTGCCACCCAAAAATCCGTCGTTCCAGGAAATAGCGAGAACGAGGGCCGTGTTTGGAAGCTGTAGCTTTGCGGCTCCCCCGTCCGCCAGTCTACCCAGTCGAACGGGAGCACCCCCTTGAGCGTCTCGTCCACAAAGTCCAGCAGAGTCGCTACCTGAACCGCGTCGAGGATCACGGAGCCCGCGAAGGTATCGGGGACGTATGTAGCCCTGCGACGCTTCTTCTGTCCGACTTCCATCGGCGATTTAATGATGTTGTCGAACAGCGGCGCATAGTCCACCGAGTCCGCGCGGGGGGCCGGGAGCGTAGCGGGCCAAACGGGATTTGCCATGATTTATGCTCCTACAGGTACGCCGCGTCGCTGAAGCCCGAAGCGCTGCTGCGTGGCCAGCGCGGTGCGTCCGCCCTTGGCAGTGTCCCCCGAAACGGTATCGAGGATCAAGTCAATCATCATCTTCTTCCCGTCCATACGCGAGCCTGTCTGCGTCGCCTGCACCGCCTGCCCGTTGTTCGTGATGTTGATCTCCACTTGTACGCCCCCGAGCGCCTCGCCTCTCGGCTGGCCCGCCCCCGAGCCGCCCCACGCCGCGCTGGCCGGGGTGACCTGCCCACCCTGCGCGCCCATCATCAGGTAGGTGCGTCCCGAGCTGGTCAACAACTCCGGCGCGCCGCCCTCGGCCACTTCATACAGATTGCCGCCCGCCACGGGGCCCCCGGAGCGCCGGCCGCCCGACACAGACACGTCGTAAGCTACCTGCTGCTGCGGGGTGGCGGAGTTGTATCCTGCCGCGGTGCCCATCCCGCCGCCGAACATCGATGTGAGCGCCTGGGATAGCAGAATCCGCGTTTCGATCTTGACGAGGTCGGAAAGGATCGACTGAGCCAAGTCCGCGAAGTTGCCTTTACCCGTGGTCACAAAGTTGGCCAGCGCATCGGCTGCGCTGTTGAACGAGTTGGTGAATAGTGTTTTCGCGGCGCCTGCGGCGTCCGCCGCGCTAGACTGGATGTCCTCCAGCGCGGCTTGCGCGCCCTTACTCCAGTCCGCTTGCGCCGCCTTCATGGCGCCGAAATTATCCTGCGTGCTCTTGGCGTCCAGCACCCCGGCCGCCTGGAGCTTGCCGAGCATCTGGAGGTGCGTTTCGTCGAGCTGCGCCTGGACCGCCGCGATCGTGCCGTTGGCCTTGGCGTTGTCGATGGCTTGACGATACCGAGCGTCCTCCGCGGCGATCTGCTTGCGGGTCGAATCGGTCACCTCGTCGATCGCCTGGCGCTCGGCGTTCCACTCGCTGCCGTGCCCGACGCCCTCGACCTGCGCGGCGTTCTTGCGCGCGCGATCGGCCTGTTCCTCGGCAATCTGGCGGTCGAGGTCGGCCAACTGACGCGCAGAGGCGATCTGCAAGTTGCGCTTGTCGACGTCGAGTTGCATCGCCACGATCTGTTTCTGCGTGGCGATCACATCGGCTTGCTTCGCCGTCGTCATCTTGCGGAACTCGGAGGTGCCGCCGGCCAGCATCACGTTTAGCGCCTTCTGCGCTTCGCTGTAGCCGTCGGTGCCGGCGAGCTGCCCGCGCAACGTGGCGAGCTGGCCTTCCTGCGCGTTCTTGAGGTTGGCGTAGGCTTCGGCAGCTTTGTCGACCGTATTCTTGTGTGTTTTGGTCTTGTTGCTGAGCGCGTCGAGACCGCGGCCCAGAGCAGCCTCCGTCTGTTCCTGTGCTACCGCCGCCGACTGCTGGTCGGCGGTCATGTTCTTCCAAGCCGCCGAGTTCTTCAGCAGATCCAGCCGAACTTGCGCCAACCCTTCATTCGACTTGCCGTGCTTCTGGATCGACTTCAGCGACGCAGCTGCCGCGGCCTCCGATTCCGCCGAGTACGCCTTGAACGCTTTGCTCGCGTCGGTCGCCTGCGCCACCAAGTCGCCGAAAGATGACGGGATCGAGGCGAGACCCTGCAGCGCCGCGAAGGCATCCTTGGCGCCGTAGACCCGCGTGGCCAGCAAGTCAAGCGCCGGGCCGACGCTGTTCACCACCGCGGGGGCGAGTTCGGCGGCAAGCTCCTGTTGCGTCTTGCTGGATGCCGCGGTGAGGTCGTCCAGCGTACCGCGCGCGTGCGCGATCTTCGCGTCCAGCTCGCCGATCGCCGATGACGCGGCCGAGTCGACTCCGGGCAAGCTGACCAGCCCCGGAGTCGATAGCTTTCCGAGGGCATCCCGCTTGGCGATCAGATCGTCCAGTTCCTTCCGGGCATCCGCTGCAGCCTTACCCGCGCTGTCCAGCCCCGCGGAGAGCGCGCCGGCATCCGGGCGGGTAGCCACGTCGGTGTAGGCGGCCGCCATATCCTTCAGAGTCTGCGTGACTTCCTCGTTCGACTTGGCAACCTCATCCGCGTGCTTGAGGTACTCGTCCCAATTCGCGTTGACCTTGTAGATCGCGTAGCCCACTGCGCCGATCGCCGCGACCGCCAGGCCCCACGGGCCGCCGACGAGGCCCATCGCGAACGCACCGAAGGACTTGGCCGCGCGGCCCGCAGCGGCAGCGAACCCGCCAAGCGCTACTTCTGCGGCTCGAACCTCGGCGGCCGTCGCTGCTGCGGCCGTCGCTGCGGCGGAAGCTTCCAGCACACCACCGCGCAATGCGGCTTGCCGGCCCTCGGCGAGTGCCAGAGTGTCGCGCGCCGCAGCCTGGGTGACCAAGGACGCCGTGAGCTGAGCTTCAGCCGCGGTCAGCGCTTTGCTCGTGGCGGCCAGACGCACGTCCAGCTCTGCCGAGGTGCGCTTCGCCACCGTGCCGGCGGCCATCGACTCGTTCAGCGCTGCCGCCGCTTCCACCCGCTGCATCTCGGCGAGCGCGGCTTCCTTGATGCCGAACGCCTCGATCTCGCGCGCCTTCGCGTCGGCCAACGCCGAAGCTGCCGCGTCCTTGACGACCTGGTTCTCCAGCGCCGCAGCTTCGGCGCGCTGTAGATTTGCCGCAGCCGTCGCCTCGATGGCGCTGGCGTACTTGACCTCAGCCGCCGCCGCCATCTGGGCGCCCTTGTACTCCTGCTGCAGCCGCGCGACCTTGCTGGCGCCGGAGTCCAGTGCGCCACCGCTGATCTTGGCCAGACCGCCCGCACCGATCAGCGTGACCAGCCCGGCGATGCGCGAGAGATTGTCGGCCAGAAGGCCAGCGCCGGCCGTCGCCGCGTCGTTGAAGAGGCCCCCGCTCACCTCGGTCTTGAGGTTGAACCACGCGGTTTGCACACGGTTCAAGTTGGCCTGCAAGCCTTGCGCGGCCTGCTCGACGCCACGGCCCGACTCCTGCAGCGCCTTGACGAGCGCGGGAAGGAACTTGGAGGTCGTCAGGTCGCCGGCAGCGAGAAGCTGGTCGAAAGACTTGCCGGCGAGCGACGTGCCCTTGGTCATCTCCATGACCGCGTTCTGGAAGCGCTGCGCGGCGCCCGGAATGGCCTGGCCGAGCTGCAGGCGCAACTCCTGCGCCTGGATCGTGCCCTTGGCGAACATCTGCTCCAGCGCCAGCAGCGCACGGCTGGACTGCTCGGTGCTCAGGTGCAGCGTGGTCGACGAACGCGCGTAGGCATCGAACAGTTCTTTCTGGTCCGACAGGCTCACGCCGGCCGCGGTGGCCGACGCGGAGAGATTGGCGAAGCCCTGCGCCGCCGTCGGCAACACGAGGCCGAGCTTCTGGGACTCGTCGCGCACAAACTGGAAAGCGTCGGCGGCCAGCGTCGACGAGCCGGTGGCTGCCATCAGCGTGAATTGGATGGCCTGCAGCTGCTTCTGCGCCTCGATCAGCGAGCTGAGACCTTCCTTGACGAGGTAAAAGCTACCGAAGGTATTGGCCGCGCGCTTGAGGGACAGCAGAACGGACGCCGTAGCGCCCGCTTGCTTGCTGATCGAACCGAGCGATGCGTTGGCCTGGTTGGCTGCTTGGATCATCCCCTGCCGAAAGGCAGTGGAGTTGAGAGCCATCCGGGTTTCAAGCGTTGCTACGGTTGCCATGGGCTGCTTCCTCGGCGGCTTTCGACGCACGGATAAATCGGTTCTTGGACTCTTCCGCCTTCACCCGCGCCTCAGTCGCCAGCCTCGCACTCCGCGCCACTTCGCCCTCGGGGTCTTGCTCGATCCGTGCGTAGGCTTCCATCTCGGCAAGCTGCACCGAGTTCAACCCCTCGACCATCAGGTCCGGGTGGGGGAACCCGAGTCGCCAAGCGAGTTGGAATCGCCAGGCTCGACCGGGCTCCCTTCGGATTTTCCCTCGACTTCAGCGACCGCCTCGGCGCCGATGCCGTTCAACTTGCGCGCGGCGCCAGCGAGGGTGACCACGCTGCTTTGGGCGAACTCGCCGATCTCGTCGGTCGAGAACATCGGCTTGCCGTCGTCGCCGATCAGGCTACGCGAGATCAAGCCGAGGCTGTACTCGCGCAAGTCCGCCGTGCCCTCGGGGAACGAGCTTTTCTCCCAGTCCATGCGGGCGCTGGCGGTCATTGCCGTGAGGCGCACGTCGCCACCCAGCTCGGGCACGGGCACGTCGGTGAAGGGAAGCTTGCGAGAGGCTTCGAGGATCTGTTCGCGCGTGAGGGGCATGTCGGATTCCAGTAGGCAGGATTGGAAAGAGACCGGCCCCGAAGGGCCGGCAAAGGTCGCTGCGGGATCAGGTGGTCGGGCCGCCGGTGCCACTCCAGACCTGCGCGCCGGACGGGCGGACGGTCGCGGTGAACATCATCACGGCGTCGGTGCCGCCGGTGACGCCGAACTTCTTGATGGTCGAGCTATACGTCAGGACCGAGCCGTCCGAGTAGGTATTGCGGAACGGAAAGACCCCCGCCGCACCGGAGTTGTCCCGCAGGAAATTCTGGCCTTCGTTGGTGGCGATACGCTGGCCGGTAATGGTTACCGACTGTGAGTCCTGCAGGCCCGCGATGTACTCCTTCGCCAAGCTGCGCAGATTGGAGGCGTCCAGATCGGAGGCTTCCTGCGACGGATCGGGGATGTCGGTAACCTGCCCGACCTCAACCCAAGTCGGCGTGGTGTGCGGCGCCGCCGACGTGTCGACCTCCAGCATGAAGCCCTGGGTGCTGACCGCTTCGTTGACGCCGGGGGATGCCTTGGTGCCGTAGCGCAAGCCGGTATGGCGGACGATATGGGCGGGGGTGACGACGGAGAGCACGAAGGCCCGGACCATCAGGAGAAACGAGGTGATTGCTTTCATGCCGGTGTCCTCAGTGAGTTATTTAAGCCAAGCTGCAACGTCAAAACTGACCCGATGGAGCTTCGTGTCCGTCTCGTAATCGTCTGGGTTGTCCGTGATGGACCCAACATTCAGCCCCGCGCGCAATGCTACCTTGCACTGATCGGCAAGTCCATGCGCCTGTCCGTAGCTGAGCGCCCACACGTCGATCTGCCGTGCCCCCCGGTAGGGGCCCGAGCCCCGCAGGTTCTCGTTGTACCTGCCGGTGACCGTCTGGTACGTGATACGCGGGTGTGCCGTGGGGTCGGCGTCGGCGAAGGGCGTCGTGACGGCAATCGGCGTGAGCGAAGCGACAATCTGCGTTTCGAGGTTCATCCGAACGCCCCCCAGTAACCTTGGATCTCGATGGCCAACGTACCGGCCATGACGCCGACGGCTTCCTGCGCGGTATTCTCCGCGGCAGGGCGCATGAAGGGGTAGGCGCGCGAGCGCGACGTGCCGAACTCAACGAACCGGCCGTAGAACGCCATGCCCTTCAGGTCGACGCTGAAAAGGATCGTGTCGCCCATGATCCCGCGGTCGTGCGTGTAGAGCGAACGCGCCATGAGCCCGGTGATTTTCTCAGGGAACTGCGGATGCCCAGCTTTCACCAGACGGCGGGACTCGGCCAGGACGATGTTGGTGCCCTGGCGCAGCGCCTTGCGGCCCGCCGCGCGCGCTGCCT